AGGTGAATTTGCGGCTTTCATCCAAGATTTGATATTCGTTAAGATTGAAAGTAATGATGGTTCTGAATCCATAACTAAACTTTCTAAAAACCCTGGTTTGTTTTTGAATGCTAATAAGAGTTTGTTGATAACAAAACCCAAAAGAAGTTTATTCTTTTGTAATGAAGTTTCTTTATCAAATCTATAAAGATAGTTTACAACTTCTTCAGGTGTAATACCATGTTTAGCAAAATCCGCAGAATCCACAGTATTGATTAACAAGATATCTGAACTTGGAAATAAATCTTTTGGTGAAACAACTTGTGATATTGTTTCAACATTTGAACGGGCTTGTCTGAATGATTTCGATGTTCCTTTCTCAGCACCAACTTGTTTGTCGTGGTGGTCTGTATGAATCTTGAACATCGGTTTTCCGTGCGCAAAATCAACAAGAACAGGCATCACATCACCTTCAGCATCATTCTTTTTAACGGCAAATTCTTTGTCACCATATTGGATGATATGTGCTCCCACAACATCAATACCATTGCTTTCGAGGTATTTCTTCATAGCAATGGCTGTGGTAACACCATCCAAGTCTTGGTGAAAATAGATTTCGGCCTTGGGATATCTCTTCCTCAAAGCCGAAATGTCTCTTATACCCGTTTCCTTAATTAATTTTTTCATTTAGAAGAATGAATACCACTTCGGTTTGTAGGACATCCAAATTTTATACCAGTCGGGTTTTTTTGCTTTTAATGCATTTTCTGTATCTTCACCCCAAGTTCCATCGGTTGGAATAACACCCAACATGTCTTGAAGTTTCATAATTGCCCTTTCTGTCTCAGAATTACGTCCTGTTTTACCATCCTCAACTAATTTAGCATTCAAAATTCTTTTATCGTTCAAGAATTGTTGAACTGCTTTAGTGTGTTTTCTTTCCTCACTTTCTTCCTTCATAACTCTCTTAACAATCTTTGTTAAGTCAGCCTCTGTGAGTCTAATTACTTTTCCCATATTAATATTTTAAAGTTAGTAAGTATTTTGATTTATTTATAAGACCCAACATTTCATCTCTTAAATTAAGTAGGTCAGTGTCATATCTACCATCTAATTGGTCACTCATACCAACTAAGAATTCTGTAATTCCATCCATAAAATTTTGAATACTCATCGATGAAATATCTTGAAACATTAAACCAAATTCAGGTTCAAACTCAGGTCTACCGTATTTACCCATCATAGTTTCTGTAAACTCATCGATAAGGTCACCTAAACCATCATATATCTCACCATAAAGTCTATGTTTAGCATCTCCAAATGTTTGCCAATGTAAAAACTTCCATTGAATTTGGATTTGCATCAACTTTTTAATTAATTCTTCTTTCATTAATTTGTTTTTATATAAATATGTTAACAATAAAAAAAGGGGTTAATTAACCCCTTCTTCAAAATTTAATTTAGTTTGTTTCTTTTTGTCTACGAAATGTTGAACTCTGTCCTTCGCAACTTTGGAATAGTTTTCACTCAATTCAATTCCTATCCATCTTCTACCACTTATTTCAGCAGCACATAAACTAGTTCCACTGCCAGTGAATGGGTCAAGAACAACATCATTCCTGTAAGTAAGAATTTTAATCGCTTTCATTGGAATATCCATTGAGAACGTTGCTTTAGTCATCTGTTTAGTATCAGCAAAGTAATCCCACTGGCCATAAACCAAATCCATAAACTCTTTCTTATGTTCTTCTTGATACACCGTTTTCTTTTTGATAGTTCCATCTTCTTGTTCGACATCCACAATTTCTCCAACCCATTCAGGTTCCCCTTTGATTTTTTTGATGTGCGTCTTCTTGTATGCCAACAATACACATTCTTTTGGATTATAAATGTAAGGTGCTGATGGAGACATCCATGAACCCCAAGCAGTTGTCTTGCTTCTATGTGGTGAATCTTCTTCCAAGTCTACAATACCATAGAACTTATAACCAATACTCTTCATCACTTGCCAAAGTTCAGACACCATCAGTATTCTTCCACCTTTGTCTTGTCTATTAATTTCATAAGGAATATTCAAAGCAATTCTACCATCATCTTTTAATACTCTATACGCCTCTCTTAACCAACTGGCACTAAATAATTTATATTGTTCAAATTCAATGTCGTCGTTGAATGAGTCATATGCAATTCCAACACCATAAGGTGGTGAAGTAACAATTAAATCCACAGAAGATTCTGGCATCTTAGCCATCACTTCAATACAATCCCCATTAATAACTTTCCCTACGTAATCTTCTATCATAACTTAATTTATTTTTTATTTACTATTTTTTGGTAATTCTTGCCAATACGCACCTAAATAATCTTCCGTATAATCTTTTGATTTATCTTTTGTAAAATAACAAATTGAATAGGACAATCTGTTTACTGAATCTGGACAATTTAATGGGTGAGGATGACCGTGGAACGTATTGTGCGCAACGTTAAATAACACCATTCTATTGAAGATTGGTTCAATTTTTTTAACACATTTAGTCATATTAGTATTCCAAAGTTCAAGGTCACTACCCCAACTTTTATTCCAATCCTTATTCATATAAATCAACATAGTCAATCTTCGATATGTTTGATTTATAGGATGTAAAGTGTAATCTGCATGAATATCTAACTTACCACCATTAGTTAATTTATGAACTGCCCCACCGTAAAACGAATTGTCAGGTATTAAATTTTTAATACCACTTAATTCTTCAATATAACTAATAAATTCAGGTGAATTAAAATAAGTCATAAGCTTATATGTTGCCGGTGCAGCATACATCACATCTTTAATATTATTTTCACACCACGGTGTGAAAAATTTGTTAACTTGGTGCTCAGCTGAGTATGTTGTCCCATCAAACCCGAAATACTCAAACGAATTCATCTCATCTGAACTTTTACCGAGTAATGAATCTTGAATGAAGTTGTCAATTACAATGTGTGGGTATGGATAAGCACTTTGGAACGTAAATGATAATTTTTTAGATAATGAAATGTCTATCATATGCCAATAATTTTTTTATTTATAATTTACCTTCTTGTTTTAATTGTTCTCTAATTTTAGTTGCCGATATCTCACTTACTTCTGTTGGTGGTATATGTTCAATGATATCATAACCAACTCCTCTACCAAAGTTTACTGATTCGATGTCAGGTATAACCATAACTTTAACCCTTTCTTGACCTATCAATTGCCAAAGTTCTTTCAGAATATTCGAATGAACTTCGTGAGCAAAGAATGGATTTTTTTCATCAGGTTTTACATCTCTGATGCAAATTAAAACGTTTTTTCCTTCCTTAATACATTGGTTGACTAACCATTTATGACCATCGTGAAATGGTTGAAATCTTCCCACAACCATTGAATATTGTTTCCCTCCTGTGTTTTTAAGTTTTGGGTCTCCTTCTACGTGAATTTTTTTCATTATATTTTTAATTTTGTTCTTAATTCTAAGAATGTTTTATATTCACTACTATCTGTGGTATCACAATCAATAAAGAAAGTTAACGGTTCTTCATAGTTTACGTGAAATTTTTCCCTACCTCTGATATCATTAGTGTGAACATAAATCTCAACCAAGTCATCACCCATCTCAACTTTAAATTCTTCTCTTTGGTCTCTGAATGGTGAAACCAACGATACTATCACCGTATATCCTTTATGATGTAAAAACTTGGCAAGTATCTGAGCCTTTTCAATATTCTTACGTCTACCTTCTTCACTATAATCTTTATTAATAAAGATTTCACGAAGGTCATCACCATCTACAATCATCGATTTATTTGGAAAGATTGATTGTATCCAAGTGGCTAGTGTTGTTTTTCCAGCACCGGGTTGTCCTGTTAACCAATATATCATTTCTCTAAGTTTTTAATTTTTCTGTCTAAATAAAATGCCGCTTTTTTCAAGTCTTCAAGTTCTTTTGTATCATCTTTCTTACCCGCTCTCGCAACATACTTTACCACATTGAAAAGATATGCATCCCAATCTAATCCCCAAGCTTCACAGACTTTGATTACTTCGTAGGGATTATCTACCCCACCATAATGAGCGGGTCCGTTTACCATTTCTTTATTTTTCAATGTATCTGACATAACCTAATATTTTTTTAATTTTAATCATTATCTATCATAATATCAATCGGTTTATTGACGACATTTCCTAATCGTGTGCTGTTAACAATACTATTGTTTACAAAGACCGTTCCCCCAGTTGAATATATTCCTTTTGAATGATGAGCGTGTCCAAATAAATGATACTTTGGTTTCTTGAATTCAACATACTCTTTCAATTTAGTTGAGCCAATACTCTGATTTTTTTTAATGTCTAAGATTCCCTTAGGAGGTCCATGTGTAACAAATATATCGATTGGTTCATCAATTAACATATTCTTTATTTGAGACTCAGTGAATGTATTAAATATTCTTCGACCCATTGTTTCAATTAGGCATACACTCAAACCGTATATTCTAAGATTTAAAATCTCAACAATTTCGTTATTCAAAATGAAAAAATTATTCTCAGACTTGATATCTTGGGTTTTTTCGTCATGGTTACCTGGAATTAATATTTTGTATGTATAGGGTAAATTTTTGAACCAAGATAATACCTC